ACTGGCACACTATTATGGGAAATGATATGCACAGCATACCTTCAAGAGAAGCAAGAGATACAACTTGACCCTAATGGTAACCTACTGCGTAGTGAAAGTAGGTTAAGGGTTAGCCTCCTCCCAATAGAATACCGTGAACCAAATATCAGGATGAGAGGATTGATATACCAAGCTAAGGCTCATGGTAAGCACCTAATTCTAGCACATCACTCCAGAGATGAATATAAACCAATGACGGACTTTAAGACTGGTGAGATTAAGGATGCAAGGACTGGTGCAAGGGAGCGGTCAGGTTTTTCATCTCTTGGCGACAGCACGGATTTGATGTTACATACCTACAAGAAAAATGGCAGCTTCTATTGTAAGGTTGATGAACAATCTGTTCCTGCTGCGTTGGTTGGCATGGAGTTTGAGAACCCATCATATGATAAAATTATGGATGCGATAAGGATGATACAAGGCGAATGACCATAATGGTTGACACCTTTGAGCCTGTGGAAATTGAAACCATCATCCAACAATCTGTTAATACCATTAGAGGTTCGTTTAATACTAAGGGCTTTCCTGATTACACATGGATAGCTATTGATGGACATAGAATCGGGGTATCTAGGAAACAAGCTGGTGAAATGCTAAGTAGCCTAGATGATGTGGAGGCACAGTTGAGAAAGGATATGCTATCAGTTGATGAAATGTACCTACTGAATGAAGGTGTATTTAATGGTATATTACATAATAAGAGACCTGGAACACAAGCATGGTATTTGTCCAAGGATAGGAGGTTTCTTGTGCCAGGACATAGATTTGGGACTAGTATTGCTTTGTTCTATGCTTGGATATACCAGTTAGATAAAGCTGGAATTACATACTTACCAACATTTGATTGGGTGGAAACAGCACAGGCTTTGGTGACCATGCACAATAATTCCTTAAAGACAGAGCATACCACACTTAGAAGGTATATAAAGCACAAGATTACCCCAAAGCCTTGGAATAACCATGTTGAAACATTGATGGGAATAAGGGATAGTAAGCACAAAAGTATAGTTGGTGAGAAAGGAGCAAGGGCATTGGTAAGAGAATTTGAAACTGCTTGGAGGGTGATGGTTCAAGACCCAGAAGATTTAGCTATGGTTGAGGGTATAGGTAAGATAACAGCAAGGAAATTATTAAATGCAGTAGGGAGGACAATATAATGGAAAAGATAAAAGGCATAGATACCATAAAGCTGGATAAAGCAATGACACCACCAAAGACGGTGGACATTGGCTTCAACGCCATGAAAGCACTACAGGAAGCACAGGACATTGCCAACAGGAAGTGGATAGCCATTATACCGTATTGTGTGGTTTGTAAGGTTCCACTAACATGGGTCAGGGACTCTGATATGGTATTTGAATGTCCACAGTGCGGAATGGAATGGTACAAAGCAAATGGTTGGGGCAAAGCAAAGGACAAAGCATTGAATGGTAAAAAGTGAATTTGCCATAGAGTATCCAAGAAATGAACAAGGATGGATATTGTTCCCATTGGATAAGGGTAAGGGACCAAGGCAAGATTTGTTTCCACCAGAAGCAATGGAGCATCCAGCTAAATACAACTTTGCTATGATTGAATCCATAATAGAATATGTTAGTGAACCTGGTGATTCCATCATGGACATTATGGCTGGAACGGGAACCATAATGATTGGTGCTTTGCTAGATAGGAACATCATCTGTGTGGAGATAGAGGAAAAATACCAAAAAGTAATGCACCAGGCAATGGAAATCATTAGACCAGCCACAGATAAAAGCATAATCATATTAGGTGGTGATTGCAGGGATATTTTGCCAATACCAGTGAATCATATCATATTTTCACCACCATATGCAGGGATGCTAAAGTCAAAAGGACAGATGGATGGTAAGTGGAAAACAATGTCATACTCTCACAAGCACCAAGCTGACTATTCAACCAACCCAAGAAATGTTGGCAATCTTAATAGGTTCCTCTATAACCAAACAATGGGGAAGATTTACAAACTGTGCTATGGTAGTATTATACCTGGTGGAACACTAACTGTGATACTAAAGGATTACATGGACAAGGGTAAAAGGATATATCTTAGTGATTGGTTAATCAGAACCTGCGTTGGATTTGGATTTGAGAACATAGCTTGGTTTAAGAGGGAAGCTACTGGTAGTGGCTATCAAGATGTATGGAGGCAAAAGGGTGTGGCAACCGTGGATGACGAAGACATCGTGGTGTTCAAAAGACCAAAATGATTGATGCTTATAGTTATATAGCAGGTTTAGTAGATGGTGAAGGTTGTATTACCATTTCCAAAAGACCCTACAAGGGTGGTTATCAGCTTGTCTTTCGTGTAGCAATGTATGATAAGGAGCCACTTGATTTTATTGCTGATACCTTTGGAGGTAGTGTCAATTATCCCAATCGTAAGGATGGCAAGCCTATATGGTGCTATACAGCAACAGGAGATTTGGCTTTAGAAATTATGAAAACATTACAACCTTATCTTCTGGTAAAGGATAAGGAAGCACAGGTAGCTATTACTTTCCAGGAATTAAAATCTGATTTTAGAGGAGGTAAGCACAGTCACCCTACACCAGAGGAAATAGCTTTCAGGGAATCATGTTATAAGGATATGCAATTACTAATAAAAGGACATAAACAGAGATAATGTATTTTGCCCATGACCCCGAGCGGAACTTCTATTACTATGGTGAGATAGAACCAAGAGCTGGTTTATATACGGATTTCCTCACTGACCCTAAGGTAATAGCAGTAGATACAGAGACCATATCATTAAAGGAAAGAATAGCCATTGGGGTTGGTATATCACCAAATCCTAGAATGGCTTTTTACTTCCCACTGTTTCCGGAACCATCATCATATATTCCTTGGAACTTACTAAAAGACCCTGGTATTAAAAAGATATTCCAAAATGCACCGTTTGACCTACTGTGCTTGAGGGAGTATGAGATACATAATGGAAATGTTGGTGATACTAATGTCATAGCTCAATTACTGAACATCAGACCAGCCAAGCTAGTTGACCTGGCAAGTTATATGGGAATGAATGATGGTAAATTCTATGAGGTACACACAGTTCCAGAGATACTAGGTAAAGGAAAGATAATGCTAGACTTGCCAGAGGAAACAGTAGCAATGAAATGTTGTCAAGATGCTGTGGCTACCTATGCAATACATGACTTCCTACTACCAAAGGTAAATGAGGACTATTATAACACCGAGATGGAACTCATACCAATACTGATAGATATGTCCTTTAGGGGAATATTGCTAGACCAAGAGGTCAGAACCAGATTGGAGAAAAGTTTAGAAAAGGAAATCAACTATTACATTGACCTCGCTCATACTGATGGGTTTAATCCAGGTTCCTCTCAACAGGTTGGATACATATTAGCAAAGAGAGGAGCATATAGTGTTTTCAATAGGATACCATTTACAAGGGGTGGTAGGTCAGGCAAAAAACAATTAGCTACAAGTGTGGAAATACTTGAAAAGATGAATGACCCATTGGCAGCAATGGTATTGGATTATAGAGCTAAGTCCAAACTCTTATCAACATATATTAGACCTTGGGCTAGGGAGGAACGTGCATATACCAGATTCCACCTAGATGCTGTTACTGGTAGGATTAGCTCAACCGATAGGAACTTACAGAATATACCAAAAGGTGAGGTTAGAAATATGTTTCTTCCAGACAGCGGTATATGGACTGATGCAGATTTCTCACAAATAGAATTAAGGGTATTAGCCTATGTATCTGGTGATAGAGAAATGCAATATATCTATGAAAGCGGAGGAGACATACATCAAACAACCGCAGACTTCCTTGGGATACCAAGGAGACCATCCAAGAATGTAAACTTTTCTATGATATATGGAGCTACGGATGAGACCATCATGGAGACTGCTCACATCAAGAGTCTATCCAGAGCCAAGCAATTAAAGAAAATGTGGTTTGAAAAGTATAAGGAGGCTGGTGATTGGATTCAAACAATGCAGGAAGAAGCACTAAGGAATCCCTATGCCATTACATTGTTTGGTAGAGAGATAAAGCTACCAACACTAGATGAGGAATCAGAGGATAAGATACAAAGAAAGGCAGTAAATTACCCAATTCAGGGTGGTGCAGCCGAGATATTTAAGAGAGCAATGATAAGGTGTAGGAATTTACTAATCGTATTACAGGTACATGATGAGTTGATATTTGATGGTATGGTGGAACTTCCCAAACTAGATGATATAGCTCCATTTGAAACACCGATTGAGGTTAAGTACCTACAATGTTGGGAATAATTATAAAGGAGGGATAAATGGATTTTGTAATTACTAGGACCACTGACAGTGAAAACTTACCATGCAAAGAGGCTAAATGTTCCACAGCTACCCATGTTGACCGAAGGACTATTGAATCACTGGAAGAAGCTAGAATAAAATTAGGTGAAAGCTGGTTTTCTGAAGGTACAAACCATAGAAAGGAAGATGGCATGGTTGTACGGGATATGCCAAAAAGGAAGGTTTGGATTGTTGAAATAAATGGTTTGGAAGACCTAATCAGATTCCAATACAAATATGGTGAGCTAATCATATTAGAAAGTGGCTATAAGGAATATCCACTAAGAATCGAAATATACGATGATTATAGGGAATAATTACCTTCTATGTGCTTTCTTAACAGCTTTGTTCCTACCCATCCTAGCCATACACACCGCATGAGGACTTCTCACACCACCTCTTTTGGTAACCTTAACCACACACCTATGAAACGCAACGGTGTGTATTCCTTTACCCTTAGGAGGTCTCAACCCTGCACTTCGGTATAGCTGCTTAATCCTTGCACTCATATTACTCACCTCGCTAGGGAACAAAGGTCTTAAAGTCATGCAGATTGTCTTTGTGCTACCAAGCTATACTCCCTCCTCATCTGTTGCTTGTCTTTGAGGATTGACCAAAACTCATTCCTTCGCTCAATAGCCTCTGTTAGGTATTTCTCTGCCATAGCCATTTGTTGAACAGCAATAGCATTGTAGGTATCAGCCTGTTTGGCTATTAGCTCTTGGCAAGCTAACCTGCTATTTGCCTCAGCAATGTAGCCATTAGCTTGGGATAAGTTAGTATTAGCCTCATTGATATAGTCAGAGATTAGTCCTAACCTAGCACCAGCATTTGATACCTTCCTATCAGCTAGAGCTACCCAGCCATTAGCTTCACCAATAAATCTATCAGCCATGCCAGTCCTGCCGGCGGCTTCCTCCACATATGCTCTAGCTTGGTTTACTCTCTCCCTAGCTTCTGAGATATAACCAGAAACAAGGTTGGCTCTGGAGTTAGCTTCACTGATATATTGGGAAGCAGATGATAATTCTGTGGATGCTTCGGTCAATTTGGCAGTTATCCTATTCTCGGATAGTCTAGCTAGGGTGGCTTGGATTTGAGCATAAGTCCCATAAATCTCAGCTACTCTGGAACCAACATTAACTAGGTTTATCTTATCATCACCTGACTCTAGGTAAGCATTACCAGCGGTTCTAAAGGTTATCTCATCAGTCCACATAGCAGCTAATTCAGCTAATGAGGTTTCCATTGCAGCAATTTGGGTAGCTACCTTATCCAAGGCACTATTAGCATCGGTGAGTAAGGTATTAACATTCTCCATATCCTCACCTGTATCACTACCAGCCTGTTCAACCTCAGCAGCTACCTTATCTAGTGCTGTACCAGCCTCTCCAACATGAGTGGTTACCTTGTCCAATGCAGCATCGGCTGAGGCTAGATAAGCTGCTATACCATCCAAAGCTGTACCTATGGCTGTGGCTTCTGAGGTTATCTTAGCTAATGCTGTGGTAGCAGCGGTTATCCTAGCACCTACAAGGTCTAATGCTGTTTCCGCATCGGTTTTGGCAATGGTAGCAATAGCAGTATCCGCTGCACCAACAGCGGTTTTAGCATCATGTTCTGCCTTTAGACCTCTGGACATCAGAGCATAGGCAGCAGCACCTTTGAGAATTACCTCATCCAATATGGGGTCAAAACTACCATCAACACTAGCGGTTGGTGCGGTGCACTCCTTATCATAGTAAATAGCAATATGTTTCTTATCCGTCATTTGCTCGGATGCTATATAGAGGATGTTACCCCAAATAAAGAATGGAATGAAATTCATTACACCCTCGGAGCTTAGTGGATATTCAACCCTTCTAACACGGATTAGGTTAGCATCCATTGAACCAATATCAATGCCTTCCTTGTATTTGGTATATGTTGCTAGATAAGCAGTATCCACAGCCATACTACCACCATCAATAGTGGTTATCTTACCATTCATGTAGTCAAATGTGTAATCCGTATCCTTGGTATAGGTAGTAACACCATCAGCACTTTTGATGGTTTCAGAATCATACTTAATTGGTTTATTGGCTAATTCCACATATGTTCCATGAGCAGCAGCGGATGTCCATGCTTCACTGGTTACATCTAACACAAAGGTATGTTCATAAACCGCTTCATCGGGAAGAAATCTGGATAAGTCAGCAACAGCTTTGGTTACTCCTCTATCCAGCTCATCCGTATCCCAACTAGCATCAGCTAGGTCCACCTTCAATGCGGTCTGCATCTCTGTCAAGGTCATATTACACCTCCACGAATTTATCCAGTGATGCAAGAATCCAAGGTTCTATTTCTAAGGGTCTATCCATATTATGGTGACAAGCATCACAGGTAGCACTAATCATTTCAGGGAGTTTTACCTTGGTTGCTGTAATATCAACCTCTAGCTCCAACAACTCATCAAATTCCTGCATAAACTTTGGAAAATTCTCATTGTCAGCCTTAATCTCCTTACCACCTCTTTCAGATTTAGTACCATAGGTATCAATCAAATTTCGTCTGACAACATCTATATCCTTCAATACCTCATTGAATTTCCTACTCAGTTTGGCAACATGCAAACTTGTCCTTACAGGTAACTTAATCCTGAGCAACTCTTGGATTGCGTTCCTACCCTCAAATATATCCCTATTGGTTACTTTCAT